CGTTAATGATGACTCAAAGAAATAAAGAGATAGTAATACTAATGTTAGAAGCTATAATGGTTTATAATTTAGAAGAACCAACTAAGCCAGTAAGTATATTTAGAAGAAGACTTCGTAAGTTCTTAGACCACTTACATAAACATGAGAAGACTATATATGATGGTTGTATGTTTACAGCTAACTCAGTCTGGGATAAGGTAACTAAAGAGTATGAATCAAAACCTGATGTAAAGCTATTGGTTTCTCAGACACTACTATCATTAAGTGTATTTGTAGATGATGTTAAGTGGGTTAAAAAAGTATATACTCAAAGAATATTTGATGATATGTATAATTCATTGGTTCACAATGCTAAACATTCTCATATTGGTTCAGAAGTAGAAACTGGTAAACTTGTAGATAGATTAGCATTTCATATTGGATTAGTATCAGATAGAAGAACCAAGCTAAATGATATGTTTAGTAAATTAAAAAAGGATTAGAAGATGGAATATTGTAGAGCAACTAATTGTTATATAAAAGTTCTCAATGGAAAATATTGTAGTGAACATAATGGATTAGAAACAACTGAGATAGTTGATAAGTTTGGAGAGTATCTAGATAGGAATATTAGTAAGCATCCATTGCTGAATCCTGAGAGTAAACATTATCAGATGATTGATGGAGTTGAAGCTATAACAAGAATGGAACAGATGTATGATACTATCGACTTAATGGCTTGGTGTAAGATTAGTGCTATGGAACATCGCCTTAGAATTGCTAACAAAGATGACCCAATAAAAGAGATAGTTAAGATACAAGGTTTTGAAGCATATTACAAGTACTTAGAGGATAAGATAGTTGAGTGTTGACAATAAGTAGATAATGATGTATAATTTCCCTTAGGAAATTTAAGCCACTCTATCTATAAGAAATCATACAACTTTTTCAAATATTCAGTTATTAAGCCTAATATTTTTTATCAATGTTCCCTATTATTGGGCATTGTAAGCAGTTATAGACTTGAGTCTACCAGACTCATATTGACAGATTCTGGAAAAGTGGGTATCATTCTTTAGATAGCTCTCGGGGATGAACCCCTCTGGGGTGACCTTAGTCCCATAAGGAAGAAGATGAGAAGTATTAATGAATACATAGTAGACAAGAACCCAAGTATGAAGTATCTAAGATTGTACTTTAGAGAGAAAGGTATCTTTATAGATACTACTAACAGAAGATTTAGAGAGCTTTGGACTTTTAGGAAACTTTAAGGACTCGGACTTGAAATACGACAGCTTAAAGTTATCTGAACCTCAGGCAACATTAATTATCATCTCTTTAAAAGCAAGTGAAAAAGTAAATAAGTTTAGACTCGACCTCGTAACTCAATTTTATCAAATGAGAGAACAAGTATGTGAAATAAATAAACTTGCTGTTGAAACTCTTGAACTTGAATTAATTGAAGCTAAAGAAATGAAAACATATAAAGATGGATATATGTCACTTCGTAAGTTTATTAAAAAGAACGGTAAGTTTATGAAAGAATCTGAAGCTTGGGATTTATTGGTTGAAGATGGTTATGTTAAAAACATATATCCAGAAGTGATAAAAAGAAAATTACTTGATACCACTATTGGTAGACAAAAGAAAGGTGAAGCTCCAGTCTTTAATCCATCAGAACTAAGAGATATATTTTCAGAACATATCTAACTACTGAGAAGACTTATTAGCTCTTCTATCTTCTAAAGAATAAATTCATACCAACACTTGGGTTAGAAGTATTATTATCTTTTAAGGATTGAATACCCTTTCCCTTAGACGGTTGAGCTAATTGTAACTTCTTGATTCCTTGATTACTTATGTGTTTGTCATTAGTAGTATTCATAGGTAAAGAATCATTTGCATTTAACTCAGTTGTTTCAGAAGTGTTATCAGTAACTAGACTAGAAGAAATCATATTCAATGCTCTTAGTAGTTTAGCTCTATTCTCTCCAGTAGCTTCATTTTTGACTCTCTTAATTAACTCATTTTTATCTTTCAGTAATTTATTAACTATGTTTCTACTTTCATTGATAGCTACATGAGTAGCAGCATAAGGACTTATCTTAGCAGCAGCAGCAGCACCAGCTAGGTTTAATACATGTCTGCCTATACCATCTTTTTCTTTGCCTAATCTAGATATAGCTTCTTGAGTAAATGTTAATGCTCCGATAGTATCTTTTAAAGATTCATATCCTTTATCGCCTAGCATAAGTCTCATACCTTGTGGGTTAGCTTTATTAAAATTAGATATTAATTTAATAGCTGTATCAGTTGAGTTCATATTCTCTAAGTCTTTTACATCTATCCCATCTCTTAGATGGTCCATAATTAAATTATGCTTCTCTGTTGGAATAAAATGTTTACCTACTTGTTCTGCTAAGTTAGAGTCTATATTTCCCCCTAATAGGTTCTTGGTTATATTCCTCTTATCTCCAGTAGATAGTTGGTTAGATACCGCCTTACCCCCAGTCAAACCTGTTTTATCTTTAATCCCATAATCTTTACCACTAAAATCTCTGTGATATTCTTGCCAAGTCTTTCTAGCATCCTTATAAGCGTCAGGCTGCCCTATATCTCCTAATAACTTTTGTTGTTTACTCTCAAGGTTATCAATAGCTCTAGCATACCATTTAGAATTACCAGTATCAGCTCTTTGTTGTTCTTTTAGTCCTCTTATCAAAAACTCTAAGTCTGCTGCATTTGCATCACCAGCTTTATTGGCTTGTAAAGATGAGTTAATCTTACCTTCCGGACTAACACCTTGTTGCTTGATGAAGTTATTAATCTTAGCTACAATTTCTTCTTGCTCAGCATCTACTGGAGCATCTACCCTACCATCTCTGTCTTTCTTCATAGCAGACATAGTATCGCTGGTATCTGCTTTCTTAGTTGTCTTACCTACTTCATTGGCCTTGTCGTATAGTTCTTTTTGTTGATTATATTTATTTTTCTTAGCCTTCTCTAAAGCAGTGATAGTTTCTTCAGATACATTCTCGCTATCCTTATTTAGGTTAAGCTTGTTTATAAGTTTACCTCTAGTCTCATGGTCTAGCCTAGTTCCACCAACACTATCAATTTCATCTAAAGCTCTGGTAGCAACAAGCTTATGCTCTGGAGTTAATTTATCTATTTGCTTACCATACTTAGTCTTAACTAATTTGGTTATTGGATTCATTGCTTTTTCAAACAGTTTACCTCCTACGGCAGTAAGCCCACCAGAAGTTAAAGCTTTACCAATATCTCCAGTTCTTCCATATTCTAAGACACCTTCTGTAATCCCTTGACCTACATTTTTAAGCTTCCCAGCTGGAGTAAACTGTATAGCTATTTCAGGAGCATATTCTCCTACTGTCTGAGCAATATTATATTTCTCATCTTTAACATCTATTTCTTTTGGGTCACCTTGATAAGTACCTTGTCTATCTTCTGAGCCAATAGGTTGCTTATCTTTATTGTATAGCAAAGCCTTATCGTATGTAGTAGTAGAATCATGATATTGTTGGTTAATGTCTTCAGACTCTTTAATTACCTTGTCAGCTAATTTGTCTCTAGCCTTTCTTTCTTCTGGTGTATAGCTACCGACAGCTTCTCCTATTGGGCTTACTATATTTTTATTGAATTTAGCTCTAGCAGTAGATAGTCCAGCCATAGTCCTATCTAATACATTAGGAGTCTCTTTCTTATTATATTTAGCATCATACTCTGCTTGAGTCATTTGTATAGGACCTTTAGTTTCAGTGCTCTTAGATGAACCATATTTAGCATCATACTCTGCTTGAGTCATTTGTATAGCCATAACTTATCCTTCAACTATTTCTATTGTAGAACCATCAGGTGAAGTTACTGTCTTGATAACTTTACGAGAAGTATCATCTTGTTTACTACCACCGAGTGATGGAATCTCCGTCCCTTGTCTTGTAGCTTGATTTTTATAATATTTTTCAAGACCTTCTTTTAGTGCTTTCAATTTTCTATCAAATACTGGTTGGCTATCATTCTCACTAGGGACTAGCTCTTTAAATCTGGAAAAGTCAGAATCTGTCATTGTTCCGCTTTCATGTGCATTACGAATAGAAGATGATAATACTCCAGATTCTCCTAATATTGTATTTCTATTCACATTGTCATCAGTACTTATTCCTAAATAATCATTTATGTTATTAGCTAACCAATTTATTGGATTATCCCCAAATGAACCAATACTATTAGGAGACTTATCTTCAGCTTTTTCTATTCTATCGATACTTCTTAGTGTTGATTGTTTCTCAGCTATATCTTTAGCCTGTTTCTCACCAAAAGGACTATAATCCTTAACTATGTAACTACCTTGATTATCAGTTATTGGTTTACCATTATAATCAGAATAAACAGTTTGTCCGTTAGGTAAAGCTATTGTTGGAGTGTTCTTGTTGATTGGTATATGTCCATCAGTTTCTCCACCTAATGTATCACCAAACTTACCGTCTCTTTTATCAAACATAACTATCTTACCAGTAATAGGGTCTGTAGCAGTTGAGTAAGGTTTAGAATTAGCATTTACATTAGCTACATCCATTTTGCCTTCGTTTGTTAATTTCTTACCAGCTAAGTCATAATTACCTTTAAGGTATTCGATTGCTTTTGATGTTTCGTTATTGTCTCTATTAGCATTTATTAAGTCAGCAGCATCTGCTCTATTAGCCAACACAGTTTGTTGAGGGACAGATGTTCCTAACGCTAACGATTGTATTCTAGAATCTGTTGGTTTTATTCCTTGACTCATTAAATCTTGTATACCTCTTCTGGCATTAACTTGAGCTAAGTTATTTATAGAACTACCTAGAGTATTATCTTGTAATTGTTTAGCAGCCATATTGTAACCAACTAGGCCACCAGTAAATGGATTTTGTAATGAAGTCTTCATTTAGTCTCCCTATTGTTATTGTATCTCATTATGCAAATGCTTTTTGTGTATTCCCGATGAATCTATCTCTGTTAGCTTTATTATCTCTATATGCTTTCTTTTGCATATCTAGTTGGTCTTTAGCTAGACCTAACCCTTGATAACCAGTATACATGCTCATAAGGTCTTTACCTATACCTGCACCAGCAGCTAATTGGTCCATACCTATATCACCAAAAGCAAATGGTTCTTCTTGTTGAATAGCACCAAAACCTAAATCTTCACCTTCGACTCCGTTAGCAAAGTTAGGTTCTTCTCCAGAATCTGCATTAAAGTCTGCCATATTATTCATTCCATAATCATGTATGTCATTATTTGATATACTTGGTATAGCATAATTGTTTGATACATTGTTCCCATTGTACCCATAGTTGCTATTCGTTCCGAATGCCATCTTTCTAGGTCCATATGTGGGTATGTTTGGTATAGTTCTACCTCCAAATAAAATATCGTTATCTGGACGAAAGCCATAATTATTTTGTCCACTAAATGCGCTGTAAGCCATAATTTATCCTTTTTTTAATAAACTGAATAATATCCCCTAAGGGATACTATCAACATACTAAACTTCTGTTATAAAGAAATCTGGAATCTCACGAGTTGTATGGGTTCCCATCTTTCCAGTAGTTGGGTCAAATTTAGATTCATCATAATAATGTTCTCTAGTAGTACAAGCATTAGCTATGAATTTAGCAAACCCAGATGGTAACATAACTTCTTGGTTCATTACTATCCTAGCTGCAAAATGGTTGTTAGCAAATGTTTCATCAATAAGCTCACTTTCTCTTGCTCTAACAATGTACTTTTTCCATTCACCTAATACTGGATGAATTCGTTTTCCATCTGCTTGAATTATTGTCTCTTTAGGTGCTACTAGATTACCCTCATCATTCCAAGTACATCTTACTGTCTTAGTTTTAGTAATCATCTTTTCTATCAAGTCTACATTCCTACCAGAAAGCTCTCTAATGCCTAATAACTTAGAAAGTTTATTTAGCTCTGGTCTCTTCTTATTTTCTAGCTCTTCAAATGTATAAACAGCTGATTTATTCATGTCATCCATTGGATATCCGTTTCATAGTAGGGCTTACGACTCTAGGCTGCCTTATGAAATTATACTATAACTAATTATGACCTAGTACAAATTATAGAGTCAAATTTGATAATAGCATCTGTATCATCATCAGCTCCTACATCAATAGCTGTAATGGCTTTATTTGTTACTATATCTGCTTTATATGTACCAGACGCAGTATATTTAAAAGCATTAGTCCATATACCGTCAGAAGTTCTATATGAATACTTACCATTACCTGTAATATCAGTTATCGTAACTTCCATATGATAAGAACCAGCTGGAATAGGGAACTTATCCAATTGAGTTAATGAAGACCATTGGTCAGTAGCTACAAGAGTTATATCTCCATTATTACCTTCAGATATTGACCCACCATAGTTAGGGTCTACTTCCCAAAACTTAGAACCACAATCAAACTCACTGTTTAAAAATACTTCATTGGATTGTTGAAAACAATTATGATTAACGCCTAGCAAGTCTATTCCTTGCATACCTTTAGCAATCACATCTGATGACAATCTTCTTCTTCTATGTCTATGCATGTTAATCCTTTTAGTCTTGATAATACATCCTAAGGAGGATGCACTACAAAACTACTTTTTCTTGGCTTTCACCTTAGTAGATTCTGAAGGATTTTGACATTCTTCTAACTGTTGTGTTAAAGCAGAAATCTCTTCATTCTTAGAATCAATAGTGTTGTTTAAACTTGCTATTTCAGAATTTAATGTTTCAATTTCTTCTTTAAGTTCTTCTATACCATCTGTTGCTTTTGCAACTATAAACGCAGTATTTAAAGAGTCATTAGTTCTACTTACTTTTGGTTGTCCGAATCTTATCATTGTTTATCCTTGTTGAGTTAAAATAGTAGGGATTTTCACCCTACTTATAAATCTATGGAGTTGTACCAGTGCCTGATGGCATTGGATTACCAAATGAAGATGTAGCTGTGAATGTATCACTACCATCTGTAATAGAGTTATCTTCATAATCTCTTGTTACATTGTTAAGTGAACCACCTTCTACTCTTACCATGTAGGTATTATTAAGTATACGGCTTCCTGCCATACATTTCCAACCAATAGTACCTCTTTGGTTTAATGGGTCAGCAGCACCAGCAGAACCTAATGGCTTGATGATAGTTTGGATACCACCTTTACCTTGTACAGATACAGTTGCATAAGCATCTTTACCAAATACCATATCTAAGTAAACAGTATAAGCAGCATCTGTTGTGTCAGAAGCAGCTTCATCTGATTCAATGAAACAAATATCTCCCATACGACCTACTTCATCTTCAGAAGCAGCAGCTTGATTCGGATATTGCTCAATAGATAGAAAGTTAGGATAGAAAAGAGTTCCATCAGTTTTTCTTGCATATCTAAGGTCATCAGTACGGTTAGGGTCAATTAGACATGTATAAGACTTTCTTGCACCAGCAGTAGATATATTTCCATTAGCATTAAGAGATGGATTAAATTTAGCAGCCTTAGCCTTACGAAGACGAAGTGCAGCTTTAGCATAATCAGCTTCAGTAGGTAAACCATCAATAGGCTTAGCCTTACCTGCTGTAACAATAGCAGCTCTATCAGAAGCACCATTAGCGAATACAACATTTGTACCACCTATAATACCATCACGATAAATCATGTCTAAAGTTCTAGCAGCTTGAATGTTTTGTAAATCTAAGAATTCAGTCTTAATATTCATAACATCAAATAAATCTAATTGGTCAGTATATTCCATATAATCACCGAATTGTTCAACTCTCATTTGTACTTTTTCACGAGTTGCAGTAGAACCACCAGGAGTAATACCTTCTGTGATAGGAGTAGTAGCTGCTCCTAAGTTCTTCCATCTATATACAAAAGTTTGTCTAGCACCAGTGTTAGCAGGTACAAATCTCTTTTGACCATACATGTCATACTTAGTGTTATTAGGCACAGTTGTAAGTCTAAGTTTGTCATACACTTCAATTAGTTGAGGTGTAAGTTGTTGTCCACCAGTAATACCAGCTTGGTGAGTCATTGCATTAGCACTTGTAAATCCCATTATAAATCCTTCATAAGTTTATACACTATTAAGTGTTATTGTGGTCTCTCTAGATTAGCTATGATGTCATTAAAGTTAGCTAAAAAGTCATCATCATTCATATCTGAAATAGTACCATAAGTTTTAGATGTAGCACTAGCATGTCCTCTTTTAGAAGATGCTCTTACTCTATCTCCTCTAGTTACCTTAGGTTTTTTAGGTGCTTCTGGTTTTATAGCAGTAAGCATCTCTTTAGCTCTAAGGTATGCAGAATTAAATTCTGCTCCATTGACTTTAACATCAGAATAAGCTTGATGCATAGCCTTATCAAATACACCAGCATTAATATCATCATAAACAGCTTTAATAGCGTTAGGATTATTGTAGATTTCTTTTACCACTTCTGGTGGCATTCTATCGTCATTAACCCATCTTTTAAATTGTTCTGTGTATTCTTTATTAGCTAGTATTTCATTTGCAATAGAATCAACCATAGGGTCTATTACCTGAGGTATATCTATTGGTTCAGGATTATATGAATGTTCAGAGTTTACATCATAAACATCAATACCTGAAGCTTTAGCTAAAGATGAATAAGCATCCTTGTTTCCACTTTTGATATCTTTCAATATCTGAATATCCTCAAGTGATATATTATTCTCTTCAGCATATTTAACAAAGCTTCTATGCTTAGCTAATTCAGTTGTCTTTGAACCGTAGTTTAGCCCCATTTGTGCTAACTGTCTGAGTTTAGCTTCATCAGTAATGTTAAGCTCTATATCACCGTCTTTAATGGCAAAGCCTTTACCAATGTTAAATGTAGTTTCATCTTCATCAGTTTCTGTGTCGATAGTTTCTTCACTAACTTCATTACTAGGTTTTTCATCTTGAGTATCTTCAGTAGATTCTTCTACTTCTCCTCTAGCTGCTTCACCTAGCTTAGCAAAGTCTTCATCAGTTTCTGCTGACTCTAAATCACTTTCAAATGTATCAACACTTTCCTGTTCAGTATCATCACTCGTACTCTCAGACTCTTCGTCTATAAGCGGTAATTCTACATCTTCATCTGTGTGGTTGATTAGCTCTTCCATTACTTAGTTACCTCATCTTTAACAGAAGCTAAATAAACATCCATCTCCATATTAACATGGTCTTTCATAACTCTCATTCCATCAATATAATTAGTTAGCCCACTTATGAAAGCCATTTGGTTTATTATTGCATCTTTTTTTTCTAACTTGATACCATTATAATTAAACACTAATGTCTTACCTAAATCTTCACCAATCTTTTCTATGTCACCATAAAATTCTTGAAAGTCATCACTATCAAATAGTTTAACCATCTTATTATATTTAGCTACTGCTAACTCTAGTTCCTGAAACTCTGTTATCTCATTTTCCATTAATTACCTTTATTGTCCTCTTGCGAGATTATTGGTAGGAGTAAATCCTAATAAAATTATATCATAAGTTTAAAGTAAGGTATTTAGTAGAAGAGACCAAGCAGCTATTAAGATGTATAGAGCAAGGTTGAAGATTACTTCTAATGAGGTTTTAGGTATTAGGTAAAGTATGGTATAATTTTATCAACCACCTACTCAGAGTCCTCTTTGGAGGATTCGTT